TACATGGCTGAAAAAAAGCAAACCCTCGCAGAACAAGCCCAAGAAATTCTGCGCATCGCCGAACAGCACGGCGTTGAACAGAACTTCTTTTTTCTGACGACCTTCAAGCGGTATCAAGTTCAAATCAATATTCTGATCGACCTTGAGACAGCGATCAAGCGCGACGGGTCGCTGGTCACAAAGGAGTACGTCAAGGGGCGTGGGAACATCTACACCCACCCGGCCATTGCCGAGTACAACCGGACAAGCACCGCCGCCAACCAGACGGTGCAGACGCTAATGAAGATCATCGCGACGATGCGGGAGGATAACGACGACACCGGCGACGAGCTGCTTGAGTTTTTGAGGCGTGGACGAGGATGATGCGAGGTGAATTGGCCGAAAGAATATCTATCCGCGATCCGGCGCGGCGATGAGGTTGTAAGCGCGAAGGTGCGCGCGGTGTATGAGCGCGAGTGCGGGTGGATGGACGACCCGCCCGACAATTTCCCGTATCGGTTTGATGAGGCTGCGGGACTGCTCCCGGTCGAATTTATTGAGCTGTTTTGCAAGCGTTCGGACGGCAAGCATGGCGGCGATCCGATCAAGCTGTCGCTGTTTCAAAAAGCAAAAATCCAGCTTGCGTTTGGATGGCTGCAAAAGGCTGACGGCATGCGCCGGTTTCGCGAGGTGGTCGATATCCGCGCGCGCAAGACTGGCAAATCAACCGAGACGGCGGGCGTATGCCAATACATGCTGATCGCGGACGGCGAGGGCGGCGCGGAGGTCTACTGCGTCGCCAACAAACTGGATCAGGCGCGAAAGATATTTGACGAGGCGGTGAACATGCGCGCGCAGTCGCCGCAACTGCGGAAGATTACACGCAAGCGACAATCTGATATCTACCTGCCCGCAAATTTCAGCTATATCAAAGCGTTAGCCAGCGACACAAAGACCCTTGACGGCTTGAACGCTCATTTTTTTGTGCAAGACGAGTTCCATGAGGCCCGCGACAGCAAGCTGTACGACGTCATGAAACAGTCGCAAAGCGCCCGCGATCAGCCGATGGCGTGGCTTATATCCACAAACGGCTTTGTGCGCGAAGGTTTTTTTGACGCGCGGTATGATTACTGCTCCAAGGTCGCGCTGTGGGAGCCGGGATATGAGGATTATCGGTTGCTGCCGCTGCTCTACGAGCTGGACAGCCGCGACGAGTGGACGGACCCGGCTTGCTGGGGCAAGGCCAATCCGGGGCTGGGCGAGATCAAGAAGCTGGACACGCTTGCGGAGCACGTCGCGGACGGCAAGCGCGATCCGACTTTCCTGCCGACGCTTTTGACAAAAGACTTCAATGTACCCGAAAACAGCAACGCCGCTTGGCTGACTTACGAGGCAGCGGTAAACGAGAAGGTTGTGCCGATGGAGTATTTGGAGCATAGCTACGCCGTTGGCGGGTGCGACCTTTCGGCAGTGCGGGATCTCACGGCAGCAACGTTGCTGATCCGGAAGCCAAATGACGACAACTTTTATGTACTTCAGCAGTGCTTTTTGCCGCGGTGTCGCGTTGAAGAGACAGAGAGATCTAACAGTCGAGAAGCCCCTTACAAGCTTTGGGCCGATCAAGGATGGTTGACATTGTGCGACGGGGCAACAGTTGACTTCCGCGCAGTGACGCAGTGGTTTGTGGACATGGTTGAGAAGCACGATATTCGGCCACTGTTCGTAGGATTCGACCGTGCTTTGGCTGGATATTGGATTGAAGACATGGCGTCGCAAGGCTTTGACCTAGAAAAAATAGCGCAAGGCGCCAAAACGTGGACGTATCCGTTTAAACAATTGGGCGGATTGTTTGAGGATCACAAGATTGTTTCAAACAACTCGCCAATGCTCCGATGGGCAACATTGAACACGGGTGTAAAATCACTGAATGCCGACGGTATACAAAGCGTACAACCAGTTAAAACGAGCTCGTCAAAACGAATTGACCCGCTCGTTTCTCTTTTGAACGCGTATACATGCTACCTAAACCACGAAGATGAAATGAAGCGATACTGTCGATAAGGAGCAATTGCGTGAAAAGCGGAATTTACAAGATTACAAACACCGTAAACGGAAAGTTTTACATCGGCAGCGCAGTTGACTTCAAGAGAAGGTGGAACGTGCATCGGTGCCAATTAAGGCAAGGACGCCACCATTCGCCACATCTTCAAAGGGCATGGGACAAGCTTGGCGAAAACGCGTTTGAGTTTAGCGTTATAGAGTGCGTCGAAAAAGATAGTCTTTTGCAAGTAGAGCAGCAATATCTCGACAAGTTAAAACCCTTTGACGGTCATGTTGGATACAATATCAGCGAAAAAGCTACTGGGGTTGGATTGCCGGGAGTCAAAAATCCAAATTACGGAAAGAGAATGCCAAACGACCAACGAGAGAAAATACGGAAAACACTGACCGGGCATCACGTTTCTCAAGAAACTAGACAAAAAATCGGTGCGAACACAGCGCGGAGATGCGGACCTGCAAATCATAACTATGGGAAACCAGTTTCGGAAGCAAGGCGAAAGGCGCAATCGGAAAAAATGAAAGGCAGATTTGCTGGCAAAAACAATCCAGCATACGGAAAGCCAATTTCTGAAGACGCTCGAAGCAAAATGTCCGCGGCTAGGTTGGGTAAAACAGGCGCGCTGTGCCCAAATTCTAAGCGAGTTTTCCAATACACAAAAAACATGGAAATGATTGCAGAATACGTTTCTGCAACTGAAGCAAGCGCGGCGGTCGGTATAAACAATTCCAATATTAGCGCGTGCTGCAATGGCAAAATCAAAAGCTCGGGAGGCTACATCTGGCGCTACGCAGATTGAGGTGATGACATGACATTCAGGGGCGCGATAGCGCAAATCTTCGGCACCCTCAAGGATCGCGTCGTCACCGCATGGCGCGAGATCAACGGTTACTCCGCGACGTTCTCCCCGTTTACCGGCACGCTCTACGCCAACGAAACCTGCCGCGCGTGCGTGCGAACGCTCGCGGAGCACACATCCAAGGCGAATGCTCGCGTAACTGCGGGAGACAAACGGCTTGAAACGCTGCTGAACGTCCGCCCGAACATGTACATGAATGGCAAGGATTTCCTGTACAAAGTGCGGACAATATACGAGATACACAACACGGCATTTGTCTACATCAACCGCGACGACCGCGGACAATGTATCGGGCTGTATCCCATCCCGTGGTGCGCGTCCGAAGCGGTGGACTACGGCGGGGATCTGTACATCCGCTTCTACCTGCCGGACGGCACAAAACTCATTGCGGCGTGGGGCGACCTGGCGGTCTTGCGCAAGGACTACAACACGTCGGACATATGGGGCGACGGAAACGACGCGATTACGTCTTCGCTTGATCTCTTGCAAACCGCGAATCAGGGCATGGCAAACGCGATCAAATCGACCGCCAACCTGCGCGGAATCGTGAAGTCGACAAAACCGATGCTTAGCGATGCGGATGTCGAGAAAACCAAAGAACGGTTCGTAAGCGCCTACATGGGGCTGTCGAACACCTCCGGCATCGCAGCGCTTGACGCGACGCAGGAGTACATTCCGCTCAACATCCAACCGCAAATCGCCAACTACAAGTACGTCGAGGAACTGCGCGCGAACATCTACCGCTACTTCGGCATGAACGAGAAGGCGGTGACGTCGCAGCTCGTCGGCGATGACTGGGAGGCGTTCTACGAAGCGCAGATCGAGCCGTTCCTGATTGCGCTCGGACTTGAGCTATCCTACAAAATCTACACCGACCGCCAGCGTGGGTATGGGAACGCGATCATCTACGAGGCGAACCGGATGCAGTTCATGAGCACGCAGAGCAAACTTGCGCTGGTGCAGATGGTGGATCGCCGCGCGATGACTCCCAACGAGTGGCGCGCCGTCCTCAACCTCTCGCCGCTTCCGGGCGGGGATGAGTTGCAGAGTTGGCAAAACCCGAAGAACACAACCCCGGCGAAAGGAGCTGATGCAGATGCCGGTCAAAACGGATCGGGAGTACCGGGCGATGAGTCTGATGCTGCCGACGGCGGAAAAACGCCTTGACAGCGACTACTACTGCGAGGGTTTCGCGACCACGTTCAATGACCCATACGTGATGTGGGAGTACGAGGGTATCCAGTACAAGGAGCAGGTTGATCGCCACGCGTTCGACGGCGCTGATCTCTCAGACGTCATCATGCAGTATGACCACTCTGGCGCGGTTTACGCTCGAAACAAAATGGGCGGGAACCGAACGCCGACGCTCCTCCTTGAGCCGCAGGAACGCGGCTTTTTTGTTGCTGCCGATCTGTCGCG